CCGCACATTCGAGAGCTTTTCGATCCGCTCCGATACACGTTCCCGTGTCGCATCAGAGACTTCGGCAGACTCAGTGAGGAGAATATCGATCCCGAGTTGCTCCAGGACCGACTGGAAAAATTCAAAATGTTTCTCCACTTTTTCCGTCCTCCGTTCGTTTGTATATTCCGCGATATTGTCGGTCCCAGATGCCCTCCGACCCGCGAATTTGTCAGCCCCAGTCCCGGCCGGGACAAGAGCCATGTGCCTTACTTCATACACAGCCGTGGGGAGCCACCGCACCTGTTCACCATCTATCGTTTTCCCTTGCTGTGCTACGAAATCCTCCCACTCCATATCTTCGTGGGATGGGGCAACATCCATCGTGAAACCTATACTGCCATTTCTGAGCTGGCCCTTCTTTAACCCTATGGCCGCTTTTATGTCATACTCAGGATCAACAACCAGGTCCGCATTGATACCTGGGGGTATGTCTGCACTCTGCTCCCACTGTGCATTTTCCACATACCCAGCCACATCTTTTGCGTCCACGCTATGGTTCCAAGTGAGATCAGGTTTCGATTCGTTGATAATGCCAATAGCATCTTGCAAAACACGCCCACCATCGTGCCCATAATCCACCAACTGCGGAAGAGGCAGCCCCGTGGTAGGCCATGCTTTTACTGCGCTAATGAGTCGCCACCTGTCGCGTGATAACCCATCAGCGGGGTATACGGGCGCTGGTTCTGACTCTGCGTTCTCTACCTTCTCAACCTTCTGTGCGGTATCCTCAACCTCGACAGGTCGGCGTGCAGAATCAATCACGCAATCCATACGAAATATCTTTTTCCCGTTCTCAACACTGATAGGCTTCTCGCTAAAATTCAACATTTCTAATCCTTTACCGGTACTAGATAATCTCTACATCTAGGATGGTATGGCGGCGATGACATCCCTGTCTCCTGGATCTCGGCATCACCCATATTCCCCAAATCCTCCAACTCGATCTTATCCTTCAGGAACTTTAGGTCTCCGGCCAATTCTGCCTGATCCCTTTCCATAGCATCGTATATTCTCCCAATATCTGTCGCTACCGAGAACCTTCTGCCTAGCATGCCCCAACAGAATGCACATTTTCTGCCGTCTCTCGGCCCCTCGACCATGTACATCTCTATGCCTTCAGATTGCATGGCATGTAATTGCGCCCACGCTGATGCCCTCGCTACAGAGGTCCGAGCAATCACATCGGACGTATTATCTGCAATGCGGTCTGCAAATTGATTGACACGGATTGTGACATCGTCTAACGCAGAACCAGAGCGCATATCAGCATATATCTCGCTTAAAAATGATTCAATTTGTGATTGCCTTTGTGTGGATCTCGATAGGTAGGTACCAGCAACTTTTTGTTCAATTCCAGAGACAAGGAAGTTGATGGTCTTCTCCTCTTCGGGAAAGAGGGTGGATGATGCGACTATTGAGTTTTTGCCCTTGAGCCATGAATTCTTGATGGCACTCCTGGCTAAACTCCCTATCCTATCGAGATCTATCGACTCCTCCGCAGAGGAGATAAACCTATCTAAACCATCACGTATGAATTGGTCCTTTGGGGGGAGATTAGACCGATTCACGAACAGCAACAACCAGAGCAGAAGAGCTTTCTTGCTTGACTCCTGTGCTTTGTCTATCTCCCGATTGAGTTGCTCCTCGTAAGAATCCTCACTCAGGTCTGCACCCTGCCAAACATGATCGCTCTTGATGCGTACGTATCTGTGATCTGATTTTGAAAATGAGGCTACGAACTCACCACTGCCCGCCTTCTTATCGTCATGGCCTAATAACTTCCTGGCCTCTTCCACAGTGATGATCCCTGCCTCGATCTGCTTGACCATATTCTGGCCCTGCATATATTCAGCCTCTGCATCACGAAATACATCTATTGAGCGAGCCTGATTGAATACTACAGATACCCCGATAGCCCCCATGCCAGTCAGCGCAAAGTTCAATCTGTGTCCATGCTCTATTACACGTTTGATGCCAAGCTGAAATGCCTTGATGCCCTGCTGCATCTCCTCAAAAACTACTTTAGCGAACGTCTCTGTGCTATTGAAGTTCCACCCAAAGAACACAGGGTCACGCTGTAATGCTGCAAATAATCCCTGTAGCACTATCTGAAGGATGTCTTTTGCGCCTTGAGCAGAGGATTGGGTGTTTGCAAATTGGAATTCGATGTTATTATATCCAACACCAATTCCACTGGTCATATTCTCTTGCAGGCTAGAAGCTATCCTCTCTAGGTAGGTTTGAGCCTTCAGATCATATGCCGATTGCGACTCACCAATCTCCCGTGGAGGTGGAGAGACAGATGCCAGCAGCACACCTAGTGCGCTTACCTTCTCCATCCAATCCCGTATTTTTTCAATGATAGTGCGGTGTGCAGCACAGCTCTCCAACGCAGCGAGGGCAGGGGGGATTGGGTACGGGTTCGTGTCGCGCATAGTGGCATTATGGTATGATGTCTGCACCATATTGAGTGGCATAAGTTTATCATTGTGGATCTGAACTAATTCTAATTCGCCACTTGCGTTATAACGCCATCGTAATGTTTTAATCGGGAGAACAAATGCTCTCTCAATTCTCGTGAGAGACTTGTCCGGTACCCATTCTACACATAACCCACCAGCCCTCGCAACCTGCGACAATAGGCTATTAACCAATCCATCCATGCCGCCTGATAGCGGGTAGCATCGTGCCGCAAGGTCATTGGCGATGTTAATTGCTGCGTCTGCCTTGGCTTCTGAGGGGGCATCGATTTCTAGCGAATGCCCTAAGTTGCCTAGGCTAATCGTGGTCTGGTGATACTTACTCACGTAAGGATCTATTAGTGTGAGGTTGTCAATAACGCCATAAAACTCAAAGGGGAATTTAGCGGCGATAGTAGTGAGACCACGAAGGAACTTGTCCATTTGCCCACCAAACTGCCGTTCCTCATCTACACTCACCCTGGCGGTAACCGTGGGGTAGCCCTCTGGGAGCTTTTTCGCCGCGAATATTTGTCGCACCCGATCAAAGACCCCCATTATGCTCTCCCAAGCCGTACGTCGGCAAAAATTGGCATCACCATCGGGCCGGGTTGTATGCCAAGCTCGAAGGCTGCCAAAACGCAGTTGTTCATTGCCATTCCATAGTGGTTTTCTATACCAGGACCACGCAAGTATGTGCGGATAGGGATACCACGAGCTGACATCTCGGTCTTACAGACCAGTTGCTTGAGATGTCTTCGCATATCCTCCACCAGCACTATTCCACGGCTCTCGCTTAATTTTCTAGAAGGTAACTGAATAAAACCTGCCTCCATCCTATCGATCATGCGATCTATAGATTCAGTTCTGTCTACGTTGACAGTGTTAACCTCGTAACGTCCCTCGTGTAGTTCTGTGCCCTGCTTTGTTTCCTTAGCACCAAAATACTGAATGCTTACCCTACCTGGATAGCGTGTTGCAAATGCTTTCGCTGAATGTTTATTCGGTTGTGCATCTATTACAGCATAATGTACAGCGAATGCTTGCATTAGGTGATCTAAGCGATCCCATCGTTCTGTCTGCTCACAATAAAGTACTTTTAATATCGGACCAGACACCATCGCAATAACAATGGATAGCATATCACCCTGGTCGATCCCCATGAAAGCGCCCTCATGGTGAGAGGTGTAAGGGTATTCACTTTCGCAAAAATCGAGCAGTTCATCAGTGATACGGACATCAGCGCCAGCAAACGGGAAGCCCAACACCGATATCGTAAAATTCTCTAAACCGAGCTGGGAGCCTTTCTTTGACTCCCACTCATCCATAATACGTGTGGCTATGTTAGGGTAGCCAGGGGCGCTAATTTGTGTGTAGAGCTGTGAAAGATGATAGCCACGTAGCTGCCTAGCTGGGGATTTGGCTATCCACTCGCCTTGTGCCATATTTAATGGCGCTTCGCATCTCGAACATCCCCTGTAGTGTGTGGCACCATCCTGGAATGTCTTGCGTTTTGAATCTGGTATCTCTAGAAAGTTAGCTGGAAAGTTAAATTCCAGGCAGTTACGGTACCCGCATGAAGGGCAAATGATATGCCAGTGATGCTGATCCGTCCGCCCATAACGTCTATTGATGCCAAATCCTGGCAATGAAGGCTGACTGAGTGCAACCACCCAACCCATGTCGCTATGTCGAAGTCTATCAATTGCGAACTCGACATTATCTTCCGGGGCCTCATCAAGCTCATCGAGGCAAACCATGTCGCAATCTATGCTTTTTGCCTTCCCCTTGTTCTGGAGCCCTCTAAAGTATATAGAGCCGGGTCCGATTTGCTTGAGACCGACCCTATTTGTCTCTCGCATTCTCTGTGCGAGATAGTTTGATGCCTCAACTAGGGGTGCTGCACGGTCGCTTGAAAAGTCCTGAACCGCTTTGTCATCCTGAAAGTAATAAACAACTTTCTTGCCTAAGTGTTCAGCAACCCAAAGACTTTTAATCAATACGAGTGTGGATATCCCTACCTGAGCACCCTTTTGAAATGTGATATTATGGTGATCATCATTGAGTATCTGTTCTAGATACTCATGATGCAGGGTGCTATACTGCTTCCCTCTCAGCATCACCCCAGCCTGTAGTATCCATTTCTGTAGTGGCATACGGGCTGATGTGGGGAGGTACTTAGTGCGTGGTAGGATCTCCCTTGTAAGCTGCATTAAGCCTCTAGTCTAGGGATGTTAGCGGCCTTTATATCCTCTGTGGCATTCTCCAGAATAATATGAATCTGATCGACAACGTCTGGATATGCGCCAAGTTCTTGCTGTAAACGCCTCTTAAAATCCTCTCGTAGAGCCTCTACTGCCCTTGTTGTCTCAACTTTTACGCGCTCCACTTGCGCCCTGGCGGTTATAAGTTTTGAGATAGCGCCAACTACCTGCTCAAACTCCTTGGGGGTTTTTATCTCTGGGAGGCTACAGGTCTCAATGGCTTTGAGTCCCTGCTCCAACCCCTTCATAATAACCTGATCTTGTAGTTGGGCTATCTTATCTTCGTGAATACGGGCGCTCGTATCAAACGTGTGCAACCATCTCAAGCACCATCTATAGATGGTCATGTGCCCAACAGTATAACCATCCTCTGCGAGAGCCGCCTCAATCTCTCGGTAGCTTTTTTTGGCTATATACAGCTTGGCAATTTTCATTCGCACTGCAAAGGGGAATTGATCAATTACACATTTGTCATCCCCTATTTCCAGTGCATCTTTTACATCATCATCTACTATTCTTATTATTGGTGTTTTGTGTTTCTTTTCGCGACTCACGACTGCCCTTTATACACTAGGAGCGCATTCTCTATTGTACTTCTCACTAAGCTCTCCGGAAGGTCTGGGAACTCGGTTTTTATCTTGTTCAGCACAAACAAGAACTTTGCTCGGTTGTCTTCATTTCTGCCAGCGGCCTCAACCACTAGCGCCAATATGCGCTCTGGCACCTCTGGGGGCACCTGACTCAATACGTTCACCACGGCCTTAGCTATCATCGCCACTACGGGCGACGTCTTGACTTTTACAATCCACAGCAACAGCGATTGTAACCACCCAAGCATATCTTTCCCCCTTATAGCGAGAATAGTCTCATTCTCATTATACAGATTACTTTTATTCTATTTTGTAACCTACTGATTTAATTGATCGGCAAGTTGCCAGGGGATAAATCTGGTGGGTAAAGGTGGGGGGATAGTCTACTGGGCATTTTACTGGGCACTTTGTGTCCTCATGTGTCCATGAAAACGCTAAATCCTTAATATCTTTACTGACGAAATATGCGCAGTTTTGATAATTACAGTGTGTGGTGTTTTTCTAATCGGCTCTATTGGTGGGCATTATGAAAGTTAGCAGTAACAAGATTGGTTAACAAGAGCGGTTGTCATCGAACCATCCATATGTTGATATCATTCATGATTTACCTTGTTATGGGGCTTTTTACTGGGCACTTTGAGTGGAGATATATCTTCCAGGATATCCCGTATATGTTCTACGTTAAGGTGTGAGTACATCTGTGTAGTATGTATATCGGTATGACCCAATACTTCCTGGGCACTCCTAATATCACCCCATCTAGACACAATAAGTGATGCCACCGTATGCCTTAGATCATGGAATCTCACCGAATCTGGCAACCCGGCTATCCTCCTGACACGCTTCCACATATCATGGAAGTTTCGCGGGAAGTGGCTATTCGGAGATTTCTTGCTCACCCAGAAATACGGTGTGCCGTTATCTGGGATGGATGCCAGCATGTCTGCTATATCCCTCGGGATAGGGATGGTATGCCTCGATCCTCCCTTCTGTGTGAATGATATTATTCCTCTCTCAAGATCACAATCTGATCGTTTCAGGGTAACTATACTTGCCTTACGCATTCCTGTGGCTAAAGCCAACAGAGATATCTGATAGAGATCCTCAGATACACATCTCGTCGCAGCCAATAGATTTATCTGCTCCTCATGAGACAAAAAATACTCCCTACGCTTCGGTCTCCCAAACCTCACGCGAGAGAATGGTGACTCAACATCTCGCATCCCGCTCTTCCAGATCGCTCTCATAGTAGCGAGATGTGTATTGCGTGTGCATACCGCAAACCCTCTCTCTGAGAGATGCGATAGATAATCAATAACGTGTCGCTCACTGATATCGGTGGCTTTAATATTGCCCCACAATGACACAGTATATCTATTAA